TTAGAAGTGTCCGTATACCGTACCATCAGTACGAGCAAGGACAAACCTTATATCTGCCTATTTCACTTAAACCGAATGGTCAATCTATAACCACACCTTTCACAGTACAAGGGGAAACTTCAGGCGATAGGCGTAGCTTCATAGCGGATACTTTAAACTCACAATTAGAACCTTACGGTTTGTATTGTTTTGATGGATTATTTGCTTCAGATAATATCTACTTGGGTGTAACCGATAACAGAGCTACGTATAATTATAAAGACACAGAGTTCTATATTTTAGATGAAGGAAACACCTTTACGAGTGAAGAGATTTCAAGAGGCTTACCACCTTACTATTGTTTTGCTCCTTCTTAAGAGGTTTACATGAATTTTAACTTCAGAAACATATCTGAAAACCCTAAACGTATTCGCATAATCCCTAAAAACGGTACAGAATTGTTTGCAAATATTGGTGTTGATAACCCAACAGCAACGATAGATGAAGATGGAGTTTTCAGTGTTTGTCTCTCTCCGAATGAACCCCCAACAATCTCTTGTGATGGTGCATCTGATAGTTTCAGTTTTTACGTAACAAGGACTGGACAAGGTGATAACACAACTTTCTATTTAGAGTATAAAACACCTAACGGTACTATTATCGCAGAGGAGAATCTTGAGTCTCTTGGTGTAACTGTGGAAGATGTGTATGGAGACGGGTTCTACATACGTCTTACTAATGTTAGCACACAACCAGTCCAACTCATTGTTACACTTGTTCAAATAGGCGATAAAGAATTTGTTTTGTCTCATGATTATACAGGCAATCCAACCGTAATCGAAGAAGGTGTTAGTTATGGAATATGCCTCTCTGAGTATGTTGAAGAACCATTATTTTGTCCCGGCGGATACTATTGTTCTGTACAACTCTCCAGCTTTGTAGAGGGTTATGGGGAGTTACAAAATGGTGATACTGTATATATTCCAATCGCTCTAAGTCCGGACGGAGAATCAATAACTTCACCGTTTGTGATTGATTCGGATAGTGATTTTTGGTATGCAATCGGTGAGAATATTGCTGAACAGTTAAATCAACAGATTGCGCCTTACGGGTTATCTGCTGTTTGGACAAATAATTTTAAAGAGTTTGGGGTTACTTATTACGATACTACGTCTACACTCGAAGAAGTCACTGCATTTTATGTACTAGACGAAGGAAACACATATCCTGCTTCGCAGATGCCAAGAGGTATACCACCAATATCATGCTTCATGCCTTCGTAAAAATCAAAGTGTGGAAATTTCTATCGTATAGTTGTTTAGCATTAAATACAAAGGAGACCTTACATTGTTTGGTGTAACAGATAAAGATATTCAGTTTGGTAGACAATGTAGTGTAATCTTTGATAACTATACTACAGGTGAGTCTGTTCTTATTAATGACTACTCAAAGCTGTTTGATGAAAGTGGTAAACGTATTCAAATGCTGAGAGTAGGTTTTGAATTTACTAAGAGCTTAGATGAAAATACAAACTGGTCAACAGGGAGTGTTAAAATCTACGGACTCACTTTAGAAACTTTTAACAAACTGGGCGACTACTTAGAAACAGAAGTAGAAGTTCAAGTAGGTTATGAGTATTCTAAAACAAGGAAACTAAGTAAGTTATTTAGGGCTGTGTTGATTGATAAATCTTATGTTGTTGAAAGTGGTATTTCCGTATCCACTTTTAACTTACAAGGGTATTATTTCGCAGCCAATACAGCTACAGGGAGCAGTGGTAAGATTGCTGTAAACTTCCCTGAAAACGCTCTATTCATTGATTCATTAGTTGATATGTCAAAGAAGATGTTCTTCTATAACTTTACCTTTGATACGGAAAATGTTGCTAGAAGATTTCCTGCACAACTAAACAGCTTCAACGATTATATTCGTAAATGGAAATTCCCTTTTGGTAAATCCTGCTACGGAACACCTAAAGATGTTTTATCTAAGGTGTGTAAAGAGTATGGATTAGGGTACACAGTAACTAACGATGGAAGTATTAGATTCTTTCTAACAGATCAAGCTATTGTGTATCACTTAGAAAACTTACTAGGTTTGAATAAAACTGTGAGTTTAGAACCTACAACGGGAAATAAAGCTTCTGAATACAACTTTGTAAACGGAACAGCTTCTATTCTTCTTAATGGTGATACAGGGTTATTGGGGTTGCCAACAGTTAAAACTAAAACTGTCACTAAACAATATAGTGCTGTTGTAGAAGCATCTGAAAAAGTATTCTCCCAAAAACCTGTTGTTGGTAAGGTGAACAAGAAAGGTGAAGCTGTTACCGATAAAGAAACAGGACAACAGAAACTAAAAGTTCCAAAAACTAAGAAGGTGTTGAGACGTAGCGTAGAAGCCGTCTGTTTAATCAATACAGCGATAGAACCTCAAGGGTATGTTACCCTAGCTCTACAAGCTGAAAACGAGCTTAATGGGGACTACAGGGTGCGTACAGTGGCTATTGATGGTGACACTGAATCAGGGAATTGGAATATGACTTTATCTTTAGAAGGAGAATGGTAGATTGTAAACAAATTACAACTACCTAACAAATATGGCTGAAACTATCTATCTAGAACCGATATTAAAGAATTTCTTTTCAGATAAAATGTCTGAATTGAATTTCTGCCTTCCTGCTAGGATTGAGAATACCCAAAATATTAAAGAGGGGAGGATTGATGTAAAACCCCTCTTTATCCCAAGATACCTAGACAACACTTATTCAGAACTCCCTGTTGTAAAGAATGTACCTGTTGTGTTTCCATCTAGTAATGAGAGTGGTATGGTGTTTACACCAAAGCAAGGTGATACAGTTTTGTTGATCTTTGCTCAGTGCAACTTAGATAACTTTAAAGGTGGTAGTGTAGAACCTTACTCTACAGTGTTTGACCGAAGTTTAGACATTAATGATGCAGTAGCTATTGTAGGGTTTTCACCTTTCAATAAAAACCCTGTTAATACAGACAAACATACACAAGATTATGAATTAGGGGATGTGTCTGTGTATAACAACTTAGGGAAAGAAGTAGAAAATAAAATTAATGTTAAGAAAGATGGTACTAATAAATACATAGCAAAAACACATAATGTAGACGGTGATACCAATATTATTGGCACTACTGTAATTGATGGAGATGTTTTAATTAAAGGAAATTTATCTTCATCAGGTAATATATCTGGTAGTGGTAATGTTTCAAATGGTGGTAACACAGATACAGTTGGTAATTTAAAGTTAAAAGGTTCTCTTGGTGTAGAAGGTGTATCAGATTTTGGTGGGGACACAACTATACAAGGTAATCTTACTGTTGTTGGAAACGTATCTTTGACTGGTACTGTGAATGTTGTTGGTGGATTGTTTGTCAATGGTCGTCCTGTGATGACTTCATAATATGTGAGAACGAAGTGGATATTAGAACTAATGTTGAAGATGGGAAGATTATGTTCCAAAATGGGCAAATCTTTACCACACTAAACAGACAAGACTCTTTGAGACAACGACTAGATATTAGAATTAAAACTCAGAAAGGTAGTTGGTTTTTAAATATGTCTTACGGGATTGATTGGTTGAATGATGCATTCTCTGATACTTCTACCAAGTCTTCTGTAGACGCTTTAATTCAAGCTGAGATATTAAAAGAAGAACAAGTTATAAATATTATTGGATTTACATCTTCTGTTAATACGATCACAAGAGAGTATCGTTGTGATTTTAAAGTGAAGATGGTTGATCAAACTGTTTCAGATAGTATCAGTCTTTTAGCCAACGAGAAGTTATTTGTTGTACTAAGTAATGGCGGTACAGCAATTAAATTGTAATTAAATATGAATGATTATAGGAATAATAAGTGGCTAGATTAACGGACAACGGTTTAGAGTGGGACAAGTTTGGAACTTCTTATTCTAAATTACAAGAGATTGCTAAAACACGTTTTGCTTCTTTATTAGAAGAAGGAGAGACATTATCAACAGATGAAAGTAGTATCTTAGGTAGAATCTTAGGTATTATTGCAGATATTGATAGTTCTCAAGAAGAACTCATGTTTCAGATGTACTCCTCTTTCGATCCTGAACAAGCAGAAGGGATTTATTTAGATAAACTTGTACATCTGTTTGCAGGATTGAAACGTAAACAACCTACTCCTGCTATTGCAGGATTGATGTTGAGAGGTGACTTAGGTGTAACTGTTCCTGAAGGGAGTAATGTAAGTAATACTAAAACTGGTGATATATTTGCAACAGACAACGCTGTTACTTTTGCTAGAACAAATGCTAACGGTGTTGTTATTAGTGTAGGTGCAATCACCGCAGGAACAACCGTATCTTTATCCTACTCAGAAATAGACTCGTTAAACCAATATCCACCTATTACTATTGTGGCAGGTGAAGCAGATACTTCTCTTTCTATTGCAAGAAGTCTTGTTCAGACAATTAATGCAACATCATCTGTAATTCAAGCTTTCTTAGATCAAGATAATGCTGTTCACGTTAAATTCATCAACTTCAATATTGTTGGTAATTTTTCAACAACAGGTAACTTAGACATTATTCAATCGTATCAACCTGTGACTGCAACTTCAAAGACATTCTCTGCTGTAGTACAAGCTGTTAATGATCTGAATGTAATTCAATCCCCTGTACTCGGTTGGTATGAAGTTTACAATCCTTATGATTCTATTGCAAGTACAGAGTTAGAGTCTGATGCAGAGCTAAGGAACAGATATAAATTCTCTAAGAACTTTATGCAGACAGGTAACAGAGAAGCAATGTACACAGCTTTGTATTCTTTAGCAGGTGTACGGTTTGTAAATATTCAAGAGAATATTCAAGATGTTCCATTTGAAGGTAGATCATCTCATGGTATTGTGGTTACAGTATTAGGTGGAGATGATCAAGAAATTGCACAGACAATTGATAAATATAGAGCCTTTGCATATACAGATGGAACAATTGAAGTAGGGTTGTACGATATTAACGGTACACCATATTCTGTTAGATTTAATCGCCCTGAGATTGTACCTATTCAAATTAAACTGAGTTTAACGACAGATACTAACGTATTCCCTACAGACGGTATGCTTCGTATTCAGAATGCTTTGATTGACTACGTATCCAATCTTAATGTTGGCGAAGATGTTGTGTGGAGTAAGTTGTTTACACCTATTAACTCAGTTGATGGTCAAAGTGTTAACAACTTGTTAATTGGTAAAGTTGGTGAATCTTTAGGTACAGAAACAATTGTAATTGAGCATAATCAGTTAGCTTCACTGTCTTTTGAGAATATTAGTTAAGGAGATTTAAATGTCTATTAAGCCTGATAATATTGTTATCAGTATTTTAAACTCCTTGTACCCTGATATTCAGTTTATTGCAGATAACGGAGATGGTGTTCATTTAAACACCGTCTTCGGTATTGTAGGTGAAGTGTCTAATAAGACAATTGGAACAATGCGTAAAGCTATTCGTTCTTCGGATGGAAAATACTTTCATGCTCAACCTAAAGAGTATTTACTGAATATTGGTGTGCAAGGAAGTAGGAAATCTAACGCTTATGATATTGCGGAAGAAATACAATTCCTGTTAAACACTGGAAGGTATAAATCTTTATTTAAACAGAAAGGTTTTAGTATTCGAGTAGACCACCAAGAGATTGATTCTATTCCTATTCAAATGGACACAAGCTGGTTTGTTCGTTATCAATTTCCAATCTACTTAACAACAGATGTCATTATGATGATTGATAATGAATCTATTAATGGTGTAGATATTAATGGGAATATCGAAGATATTAATGGTGACACTATTCATCAATACCAAGATCAAATAAGACAATAAGAGGTTGTTGTGAAAGAACAAGATTATAAAACAACGGCTCGTTCTAGGCTTACAGATAGAC